TAGCCGTTGGGGAAGTCAAGGGCCGTGCTTTCGACTTCCCCAACGGCTACAACATCATCAACCAGACGCGGGCCTACGAGCCCATCTCTTTCGCCACGCTGCGAGCCTTTGCTGACGCCTACGACCTGCTGCGCCTCATCATCGAGACTCGCAAGGACGCCATGGAACGCCTTCGGTGGGTGATCCAGCTTCGTGACTCCAAGGAAAAGATGACCGCTCAGAAGCGGAACAAGATCAAGGAACTGACCAAGTTCTTTTTGAAGCCTGATGGCGACCACAGCTGGAACGCCTGGCTGAGGATGATCCTCGAGGACCTGTTTGTGGTCGATGCCGTCTCCTTGCATCGGCGCAAGACCCGAGGCGGTAAGCTGATCGCCCTCGACCAGATTGATGGTGCAACTGTCCGCCGTGTTCTCGACGATTGGGGCCGGACTCCCGAGCATCCCGATGACACCGCCTACCAACAAATCCTCAAGGGGATGCCGGCAGTTAATTACCGGGCGTCCGAGCTGCTATACCGCCCGCGTAACCTGCGGGTTCATAAGGTCTACGGCTACTCGCCTGTGGAACAGCTGCTCATGACCATTAACATTGGTCTACGTCGGCAAATCTTCCAGCTCAATTTCTTCACCGAAGGCAACATGCCCTCCGCCTTGATCGGCGTCCCCGAGCAGTGGACCCCCGATCAGATCAGGACGTTCCAGGAATGGTTCGATAATCTCCTTGCAGGAAACCTCGGCGAGCGCCGCAAGGCTCGCTTCGTTCCTTCAGCGGTCGGCAAGACGTATATTCCCACGCAGGAAACCGAGCTATTCGGCAAGGCTGAGGAATGGCTGGCACGAGTAACTTGCTTTGCGTTCAGCCTTTCTCCCCAGCCTTTCTTGCAGATGATGAACCGGGCGACTTCGGATACCGCTGCACAGGAAGCTGCTTCCACAGGGCTAGCGCCGATCCAAAACTGGATCAAGGACCTCATCGATACTGTCCTTGCTGAAGACCTTGATGCAGCGGACTTTGAGTTTACGTGGCGGGGAGACGACGAGCTTGACCCGACCAAGCGTCAGCAGATTACATCGGGCTACCTGAAGGATGGCTTGCTGTCCATGAATGAGGCGCGTCAGGATATGGGCCGTGAGCCCTATGACGACCCCATGTTTGACCAACCGATGTTTATGACCTCTAACGGCCTTGCGCCCCTTACCTTGACCGCTCAGGCTCAAGGGGGCGAAAAGCTGGATGAGAATGGCGATCCGATCAACTCGCCTGATCCGGGTGAGCAAGGAAGCCAACAGCAAGACGACGGCGACGAAGAGAAGAAGGAGGATAAGGCCGGCGTGGTCAAGACTCTGGAAAGTCTCGTAGCCGCTGGCGATCAAGAACAACTGGCGGCATTTCTGCGAACCATGAATGAAGGAGCTACGGCATGAGTAAGTCGAAGGCGCGGGTATTCGTCCCGCTGATGACGGTGGACGAGGAACAGCGCCTCGTCTATGGTCGGATCACCCAGGAAGTCCTGGACAAGTCCGGGGAGGTGATGGACTACGAAACCTCGAAGCCCAACTTCGAGAAATGGTCCAATGAAATCCATGAAGCATCCGGCGGCCTGTCGAAGGGCAATGTCCGCGTGATGCACGGGCTGTCTGTGGCCGGCAAGCTGACCGATCTGTCGTTCGATGACGACGAGAAGGCCATCGATGTCTGCGCAAAGGTGGTTGATGACGCCGAGTGGAACAAGGTCCTTGAAGGTTGCTATACCGGCTTCAGCGTCGGCGGCAGCTATGGGAAGAAGTGGACCGAGACCGCCAATGACAACAAGAAGATCAAGAAGTTCACCGCGGTCCCGAACGAGGTGAGCCTGGTCGACAACCCCTGCGTTCCTTCGGCAACTTTCCAGCTCGTCAAGGCCGATGGTGCCGAAGAGCTGATCGAGTTCAAGGTGGAGCACGACGCCGACCAGTGGCCCGAGCTTGCCAAGGCTGAAGACGGAATGAAGGAGGGAGAGCCCGAAGCCGGCGTCACCGACGATGACGAAGAAACGGCCAAGAAAAAGAAGGCCAAGGCTGAGAAGGCTGCACCCTCCCCGACTGTGGAACCGACCGCTGCTCAGGTTGCTGAGAAGGCGGGTGAATTGGCGAAAGCCGCGGATGACGGTACCACCTGGGCGGACCATATCGAAGCCGCTCGCGAAGAGCTGGCCAAGGTCGGTGCGACACAAGCCGCACTGGAGCAACAGCGCCAGGAGGGCAAGGCCGGTGAAGGAGCAGCCGAAGAAGAAACCGAAGAAGGCAAGGCAGACGAAGGAGCTGAAGACTCGGCGTCCGGAGATGAAGCCTCCGGTGCCGTCGAGAAAACCACTCCGCCCGGGGTGAAGCAAATGTGGACGGCAAGCGACGGCAAGACCTTCGAGAAGAAGGCCGATGCGATGGCTCATGAGGAGGCCTTTCAGAAAGCCCCTGAGCCGAAGACCGATGCTGACAAGCTGCGCGAACGGCTGAGCAAGGCCTTGCAGCCTGAGGACGAGGCGGAAGTTGTGTCGATCCTCAGCCTCGACCGGGTCGATGATCTCCACAAGGCTGTTCTCGAACTTGAGCTGCCTCGGGGTGAAGATGGTGCACCTCTGCTCGAGAAGGGCATGTATACCGTCAGCCGCTTTGCCAACATGCTCGGGGACGTTGCAGGCCTCGCGCGTACCATCAAGGCTGAAGGAAAGCTCGAAGGCAACGACAAGGTGGACAGCGAGGTTGCGGCTGAGCTGACGAAGCACCTCGGTGCTTTCGGTGACTCTTTCATGGACTACTCAAAGCAGCAGATTGCTGAGCTGGTCGCCGGCCTTGATGCCGACCTGTCACCGCGCTATGCCTACGACTATTACTATCGGGCCGCCGGCGAAGGAAACGACCTGGCCAAGAACGTGGTCGAGCTGATCGAGGCTGTGGAAGACGAACTCGAACAGGCGGTCGAACAGCTTGAGAAGCTGGCCAAGACTTTCGGCTACGTTGAGGCGACGCCAGGGTCCACGGATGATGACGTGCTCTCGCCGCCGATGCAGAAGCGTTTCGATGCCCTTGGGGCAGAGAATGCCGAGCTGAAGAAGGTCGCCGGTGAAGCGGTCGAAAAGGTGGAGGAACTGGCCAAGCGGATGCAGGCTATCGAGGACACCCCGCTTCCTCGCGCTCCGCGTAACTTCATGGAAAAGGGCGGTGACGGCATGTTCTTCGGCAAGCAGGCATCGACTGAAGCCGAGAAGATCGCTGTCGTCCAGGAGATGCTTGCAACTCATGGGCCCGACGCCATGGCAACCATGATGATTAAGGCCTCCCACGCCCAGGGAGGTCAGCAGCTGCGTCTCAAGCAGCAATAAAGAGGCAACGAGGCGACCGGGGACGGGAGCCAACCACTGCCCTTTACCGGGGACGGTAAAGGTTTTCGTCAACCAACTGCACAAATGAAAGAGGTAGTTATGAATATAGTGCAAGAACAGGGCCTCGCTGCAGGTGCTTCGCTCGACGCTCTCATGAAGGCGCTCGGCGATGCCCCGCAGATCATGAACCCCACCCTGCCCGAAGCGCTCGCCAAGAGCACCTTCTCGCAATCTGGTTCGGCCACCACCGGCCTGACCTTCTACGACCTGGAAATCGGCGCCAAGTTCCTGTATCCGGTCCTGACCCCGCTGCGCAACGAAATTCCGCGCGTCTCGGGCAAGGGCGGTATCCAGGCCAACTGGAAAGCGGTCACGGGTATCAACACGTCCGGTATTCGGATTGGTGTCAGCGGCGGTAACCGCGGCGCCGTGATGGCGGTCACCGTTGCTGACTATGCGGCTGCCTACAAGGGTATCGGCATCGAAGACAACGTGGACTTCGAGGCACAGTATGCCGGCCAGGGCTTCGAGGACATTCGTGCTCTCGCTGCCAAGGTAGGTCTCGAAGCCCTGATGCTGGGCGAAGAGATGCTGATCCTCGGTGGGAACGGGACGGTCGCCCTCGGCACCACTCCCACCCCGTCGCTGCTCGGCTCGACGACCGGCGGTACCATGACCGCAACCACCAAGCACGTTGCTTGCGTCGCTCTCACTCTCGAGGGCTACGTCAACGCATCGGTTACCGCAGGCATCCCGACCGAGGTCACGCGCACCAACGCCGACGCCTCTGTGGATACCTTCGGCGGTGGCTCTGCACAGAAGTCGGCGACGGCTTCGGTTGCAACCACGGGCACCACTGGCTCGATCACCGCGACGGTTGCTGCCGTTCGGGGTGCTGTTGCCTACGCCTGGTTCTGGGGTGCTTCGGGTGCTGCGGCAACGCTCGGCGCGATCACCACGGTCAACCGTGCGGTGCTGACCACCGACGCCGGCTCGGGAACGCAGAACTACGCAAGTCTGCCCTCGGCCGACAATTCGACGAACAATCTCGTCTTCGACGGCCTGCTCACGCAGGCGATGAAGGCAGGGTCGAACGCCTACTATAATTCGCTGAACGGCGCAAGCCTCTCGACGGACAATGCGGGCGGTATCGTCGAGATCGACGTTGCCCTCAAGAGCTTCTGGGACAACTATCGTCTGACCCCTGACACCATCTGGGTGAGCTCGGATCAGGCGCTGGCCATCTCGCAGAAGATTTTGGCGACCAATTCGTCCGGTGCTTACCGGATCGTCGTCAACATGGAGCAGGGGATGATTGCAGGCGGCGTCATGGTCGCCACCTACCTGAACCGCTTCTCCATGAACGGCGCCAACGTGCTGAAGGTGCGTATCCACCCGAACATGCCGCAGGGCATGATCCTGTTCACCTCGCGGACTCTTCCGTATCCGGTGAGCGGCGTCGGGAACGTCATGTGCGTCCGCACCCGTCAGGAGTACTACCAGATCGAATGGCCGCTGCGCACTCGTAAGTACGAGTATGGCGTCTATGCCGACGAGGTGCTCCAGCACTACTTCCCGCCGAGCATGGGCGTCATCGCCAACATCGGCTAAGCGGGTCGCAAGGGGTGAGGGGGTTCTGCGCGGAGCCTCCTCACTTCGCCTTTATACGCGCAGCCTTGAAGGGACAATCCAATGAGTAACCAGAAGACCTTGATGAAGGCGCCGGAAAATACCAGCGCCGAAGCGTCCATCGAAGGACACCAGTATACCATCCCCAAGTCGGGTGTGATCGAAGTCGTCAATCCCGACCACCTCCCGACCCTGAAGCGTTTGGGCTTCATCGAGTACTATGAAGACCCGGCCGATGTCGAGACCTTGATCGAGGGGATGGACGACAAGGACGAACTCGTCCAGTTCATCGAAGAGCGAGGCGGTGATGCCGACAA